ACCCTCTCCGAGAAGGGTCAGGTTGTTCTGCGGTCCGCGTGTGCTGACCGTGATGCCTTCCTTCAGCATCGCGACCGTCTGGTGGATTTGGTCGTCCGCATGGGTGAGACCTGAATCAAGCTGACGTGTTCATCCTGGCCTACCCGTCGGACTCTTTGTTGATCGAGGTGCATGAGCAAATGCCGTGAGCGGCCGCCGGTACTCGAGAGGATCCAGCTATGCGAAAGACGAAAGTGCATGTTATCGAGGTTGTTGAGGATCCTGAGCTGCGCAAGAAGGAAGCCAAGGCGAGCGAAGCCGTGAGGCGCTTCCTCCCGAATGCTGGGCCGCTGCGGTTGTACCGAACCGCAGAGGGGCGGATCGGAGTTCAGCTCGATCTGACTCTCACCCCGGGTGACCGACAGCGCCTTGACAATGCCTACGGGGCCATCATGAAGGTGTTGGGTGAGAGGCGTGGACGACCCCGAGGCGTGAAGACGGTTCAGACAAAGCTCTTGCTTCCCGAGCCGGCCTATCGGGCTCTGAAGCGCGCTGCAGCGGCATCTAACTCGACGATGTCTGGCTTGGTGGCGCAGCTGGCAGCGCGGCTTGAGAAGGCACGCTCCCCTAAGGGTGGGTGAGGTGATAAGAATTTGTTTTTTGGGGCTTGCAGCGGCCCAGCTCTGACAGGGCGACGGGCGGGCGGGCCCACCAACCCGACGCGATCCATCCCGGGCCGCGGGGCTGTGCCCTGCGACGCATCGGAGCGTGCTGCAGCCGCCTGTGGGTGTCAGGAAGAATCTCCGAAAGTACCAGTCTTGCCGATCATCGGAAATGGGAAAAGGTTGTAGGAGGTGGGAGGAGGCGGCGGCGCGCGGAAATTCGGCTAGTTACGGGTGATTTAGAGGTGGGAATTCGAGAGGGGAGAGAAATGGGAAAAATGGCGAAATCGGGGTGCAGTGATGGGGGAAATGGGACAAAGGGAGTTTGGGGCGTGCGCAGGCATGCGCATGGCTGTAAGTATAGGAAAAGGTGTCTTTAAATGAAACGTAGAGGGGGGTTAAGTGGGCGTCGAAGGCCGGGGACGTCGGGGTGAATTGGCCGGGAGCGAGCGGGCGCGAGCGGGCGGCCGAGCGGGCGCGAGCGGGCGGCCGCTCGGGAAATAGTGCTGGCGATCTGGAGAAATTTTAGGCAGGTCGGCTGATACGAACCCTTTTCCCACACTTTGGACAGATTGGGCGAGCTGGGCTCACTGGAAGATTGCAGAAATTGCAGCGGATGGCCTGTTCGGATCTGGGATTTTTCGAAGGTGCGAACCGAACAAAACACTCAGGGCCGTCACAAACCCAGACCGGAGTGCCATCCTCCGCTCTATGGAAGTACTGAGAACCACACTTGGGACAGGATGTCGGGGGGTCGCTGGAGGCGATTTCAATTGGAATAGGCTCCAGGCTTGAAAATTCAAACCTACAAAAACGGCAGATCTTTGCCTCCCGCCTAACGAGTTCACCGCACTGTGGGCACTTCCTTGGGGTGACATGCAGCCCACCATCATCTTTAGATATTGGCCGGGGTGATCGAATTGCCAAGAGCAGGACTCCGAAGGCGAAGAGGATCCCGAAACCTACAAAGGCCGGGACGCCAGTGTGTTCCTCTGGCCGCGACATAGCCAACTGAATAGCACGATAGGGGTTCGTTCTGCTGGCCTCTGCGTACATCTGGTCATAAACCTCCCGGGCGACACGATTGCTCTCCCGAATGACCAGAAGGGTTGCAGCCACCCCCAACAGAGCAAGGATCACACACGCCCAGGCGAAACTTCTCATTGTCTCAACCCCCCACTGAGCCGTCGGCGGAGGTGGCGGCGCAGGAGCAGAAAAAAGGATTTATAGGGATGCCCGACCTGGTCCAGCGCCAAGCCCAGGGTCTCATATATAGAAGATAGCAATTCCTGCAGGTTCTCGCCAGCCCCGCCCAGCCTAATTACCCCACCCGCTGTTTTGATTTTCTGATCCTTGTGAGTGGGCCGACCTCCTGGAGCCCGATTTGATTAAGAAATGCATTAAGATTCGATTGAACTCCCAAGACCTGATCCAGCCCTCCAGATTTGAGTATCTGTATAAGGCCGACAACCCACGGTGCGGATTCTGGGAAGGACCGCAACTCTTCGACAGCCCGATCAACCTCCGTAGCATATACCGGGCGATCATGTTTGAAGCCCGTGGCTCCAAAATCTCCCCCAGGGACATCTCGCGGCCCCTGCCCAGTTAGCAGCCATTCATATCTCAGCTGTCTATCGTGCGCAAGGCGGCGAAGGAGCTTCTCTGGGATAATCCGCTGTTTCTTGTGCGCGCTGAGCGTGGCCTCATTGATCCCAAAGGCCCTAGCCAGGCCGCGCTGGGTATTCGTTCCGACAACTCGAAAGAGTCGCGCGATGATCTCGTCGGTCCAGGGAATTCGCCGACTTAGAGAATTCAAAGTTTTTCCTTGACAATATCTTAGACTTTTAATAGTCTGCTGGCCATCATGTTGGACCCGAGAGAAATAGCGCAAATCGCGATCCGTGGCAAGGCCATTCAGCGCCGGATGGTTGTGGAGCGGTTCTTCGGCGGCCAGGCCAAGCTGGCGCGAGAACTCGGCATTACCCGGAGCACCGTGTGTCACGTCGTCGCCCTCCGGAGGAAATCCAACCCCATCGAAAACTACGTCGCCGCCCGTGTCCGGAATCTCGACGCAACCTGGCTCGGCCTGTGGATCCCGGAGTGGCGCAAGAACGGGAAGAAGGCGGCGTAAGGAGGAGCTATGAAAATCGCGGATCTCATTGCCGGCCTCGTCATCCTTCTCGTTGGCGCCCCAACCCTGTGGGTGATGGAAGCGCAGGGCGCGGGGCCCGTGTTCACGCCGGCCCCGGCGTCGGCGCCGCTATTCCCGAAGCCCGCCGTCATCAAGACCGCGCCGCCTGTCCTGCGGCCACTGCCTGTCAACCCCACAATCGCGGATGTCCTGAAGCGCATCGAGGAGCTGGAGGGCCGCGCGATCGTCGCCGGCGGCGGGATCTCCGGTCCCCTGGGCCGCACCTGCGCCGAGGCGCGCGAGCGGATGCGCTGGTCGGATCTTCCGTGCAGCCCCTTCCATCCGGAGCGTTGATCTGAGGCTGGGTCCCGCCTGGGCCCAGCTTCTTTCTTTGTCCGCACTTCTTCAAGGTCACTCGTCGCCCGGGAGGGACCGCCGCATGTCGCCCTTCACTTTCAGCCACATTCTCCATCAGCGGGTCCACGACTGGGCCTCGCGCCAATCCCAGGAGGCGCGGGAGCGGGGGCAAGAGGTGCCACCGGCTGTGTTCATCGATCAGCTGGGCGCGCGGCTGGGGGTCACAAAGCGGCAGGTTTATAGGTATTTGGGCGGAGAGTGCACGCCGCCCGCGGATACGCTGGTCCAGCTCTGCCGCCTGATTGAAAGCACGGGGCCGGTGGAGTGGCTGGCGCGGGAGGTCGGTCTTGGCTTCTACCGCCGGCCGCCGGTCCAGGGATCCTCGCACGCCGACACGCTCTCGCGGGTGGCCGCCCAGCTCAAGGAATGCACGGAGGCCGGCCAGACGGCGCTGCGCGCCTGGAATGACAACCACGTCTCGACGAATGAGTACCTGGCCATCCAGAACGAGATGGAGCAGGCGATGGACGCCTGTATGGATCTGCTCTCTGACATGCGGGCGAAGGTGGAGGCGGGGCTCCGGCGATGACGGCGCAGAGCGCAGAGCGCGAAGCGCATAGCGACGGAGCGGAATGGATCCCGGCGGGGGTGGTGGCGGAGCTGGTGGGGCTGGACGAAAAGAACGTCCGCCGGCGCTGCTACGCAGGGAAGTGGGACCATCGATATGTGCCGGGGGAGAGCGGGGGGCGGCGGCTGGAGGTCAATCTCGCCAGCTTGCCCGAGGCGGCGCAGAGCGCATGGCGCATGGCGCAGAGCGACGGAGGACGGAATGGGGGCGCTGGCCAGGTATCGGCGGCGGATTCTGAAAGCGCGGGGCGAACCGAGAAAGACCAGCTGGCAGCGCGTAGCGCGCAGGAGACAGGCAGCACAAGACCCGAAGCCGCCGGTTCGGCCCTGGATTATGCGATCGCTGGCGGAACAGGCGATCGAGAAGTTCCGCGCGAAGCAAGCGGCGCCGGCGCCCCGGCCGGACTTCGCGACGCGCAAGCGGGGCTGACCTCCAACGACAAATGGCTGATGGCGACGGATCGGGGTCGCGAGCAGGCCATCCAATGCTTCACGGTCCTCCAGACATGGGGTGGCTTTGTGGGATCGCGGGACGAGCGGGGGCAGCGCGCGCAGAAGACCCGAGCCTTCATCGCGTACTGGAATCAGACCCACCCGGAGGGGGAATGGATCAGCAAGACGACCCTCTACCGCTGGGCGGCGGCCTTCCGCGATGAAGGCCTGCCGGGCTTGCTCCGGGATGCGGCGACGGGCCCGGACGGGCAGGAGATTCCGCCGGAGCTCCGCGAGCAATTCCATGGCCTCTACATGACCGAGCACCGCCGGACCGTCAAGACCTGCCGGGACATCGTCCAGGGGGAGCTGATCCTCGCCCGATCTCCCCTGGTGGAGACGCTCCCCTCCGTGGCCAGTTTTCACCGCTATGTCAAGACCATCCCCCTTCAGGCGCGGATCCTCGCGCGGGACGGGGCAGAGGCCTACCGCCGCAAGTGCCAGCCGTTCCTCTCCCGCGACTACGACCAGTACCGGGTGATGGAGCGGTGGGTGTCGGACCACTACAACCACAAGGTTTGGGTGTATGACGGCGGCGCGGTCTTCCGCCCCTGGCTGACCATGTGGCTCGAGGTGCGCAGCCGGCTGGGGGTCGGCTGGTATATCGGCGACGGCCCGAACATCAATACGGTCCTGGCCAGCCTCGCCAGCGGGGTGCGCGAATACGGCGCGCCCGAGATCCTGTGGAGCGACAACGGCCTGGAATTCTCCTCGCCCACCGTCGCCGGGAAATCCCGCCGCTGGCGCATCGGCTTCGACCGGCCCCGGGTGACCGCCCTGGTCAAGCACCTGGGGGCCTCCTGGCATTTCAGCATCCCGAAAGAGCCGCAGTCCCGCGGCATCATCGAGCGCTGGTTCGGGGTCCTCCTGGAGCGGTTCGACAAGCTCTTCGTGTCCTTTTGCGGACGCGACATCTCGGAAAAGCCGGAGGGCCTGAACGCCCTGCTCACGACCCCACGCGCCCTCCCCAGCTTGGATGAGTTCCGGACCAAGTTCGCGCTCTATATGAAGGATGTCGTCAACGAGACGCCCAGCCAGGGGCAGGGGATGGACGGGCGCAGCCCCCGGGCCGTCTTCGCCTCGCAGCCGTATGCGAAACGGACCGCCACGGCCGAGGCGCTGGCCCTGCTCTTCATGCCGGCGCAGCGGGACCGGGGCGTCACCGTCGGCCAGAACGGGATCGAGGCGTTCGGCCGGCAATACGGCAGCATCGAGCTGGCCCCGTACTATGGCCAGAAGGTCTTCTATCGCTACGACCCCGCCAACATCGGCGAGATCTACGTGTTCAGCTTCCCGGACGAGCGGTACCTGTGCACCGTCGCCCGGCGGGATGCCGCCGGCGTCACCGCCGATCAGTACCGCCGGATCCGGAACGAGCAGAAGGCCCTGAAGAAGATGCACAAGGCCTACCAGGTCGCGCGCGAGACGCACGCAGCGAACCCGGACCCGGTCGCCGCCCTGGCGGCCAGCGTGCGGTACGAGAACGCGAAGGCGCCCCAGCCGCCTCCGCCGGCGGCACGGTCTTCCGTCATCATCCCCATCGCCCGCCCCCTCGAGGCCGCGGCCAAGCTCATCAAAGCCGAGAAGAAGCATCAAGAGAAGATGGCCGCGATCGAGGCGGAGGTGGCGCCCAGGGTCAGGCGGCTCGTCGGCGATCTCTCGGGGGACCCCGCCCCGGCGGAGGATGACGGGGGCGAGATCTTACGCCGCTTTTACCAGGCCAATAAACACCGGGAGAAGGCGTCATGAAAACGCAAAGCGCACAGCGCATAGAGCAGAGCGCCGGACGCCATGCGCCAAGCGCTATGCGCTTAGCGTCGGGGAACCAGACCATCCAGGCGTTCGCGGAGCGGGTGCGCGCGGACCTGCAGGAGCACCTGCGCGTCACCCGGAAAAGCCAGGCGACGGCCGCGAAGGCCATCGGGATGTCCGACGCCGTCATCTCGCAGTTCTTGTCGAAGGGCTACAAGGGCGACGTCGCCCACGTGGCCCACAGCATCAACGCCTGGCTGCTCCTGGAATCGGGCCGCCTGGGCATCCTGCGCGAGCCGATCTGGGTCGAGACGAAGCCCGCCCAGGAGATCCACACCGCCATGGATCTGGCCCACAAGTGGTGCGACCTGGGGATGGTGTACGGCGCCGCCGGCCTGGGCAAGACCCGGACCGGGAAGGAATTCCGGCGCCAGCGGGGCAGCACGGTGCTTTTGGTCACGGCGGACGAGACGACGAAGAGCCCCTTCGCCTTCCTGGTCTCGCTGGCCCACGCCCTGGACATCTCGGCCACGGCCACCATCCAGAAGACAAAGGACGAGATCGCGGCAAAGCTGGCGGGGAGCGGCCGCCTGTTGATCGTGGACGAGGCGCAGAAGCTCACCTACAAGGCTGTCGAGACGCTTCGCGCCATCTATGACAAGGGGGGCTTCGGCCTGGTCCTGCTGGGCAACGAGATCCTGTGGCGGACCTTCACCGCGGGCCGGACCCGGTCGGAATACGACCAGCTCGTCAGCCGCGTGGGGATCAAGCGGGTCATCCAGCCCGGGCTGGAGCACGACGACGTCGCCCGGATCGCCGTCCAGTACCTGGGCCACCGCGATCCCGAGTGCATCGACTTCCTGACGGCCAAGGCGGGCGATCGGGGCGGCATCCGGTCCGTCGTCAAGCACTGCGAGCGGGCCTACCAGCTCGCCCAGCTCGACGAGCGCACGGCCGTCACCGTCCAGGACCTGCACGCCGCCAGCAAGATGATGGGGGAGGCGGCGATGCCGGCGCGGAACAACGGCGGTTGAACCGCCAAGGCGCCAAGAGCGCCAAGCGCGGAGCTGGGGGCGCGGGGAGCGAAATGTCCAGGTCCGAAAAAGCTGGCAATCCGACGAAATGCCCGCGTTGCGGATCTGGGGTTGTTTTTCCGGCTTCGCACCCGCGGTTCTACCATCGGTGCCATATCTGCGATTTCAAATGGCGCGATGTTTCAAATCCTCCGTTCAAAGCATTGCACATGGCGGGCTGAAATCGTAGCCGGCAGCGGGCAGTCCCGCCGACGGCGGGATGCCGAGCCACGGGCAGCTGGCAGCACTTGGGGGAAACATGGGCAAGGGGACGGCGCTGCACGACAGACTGTATGAGCGGGCCAAAGAGGCGATTAGCGAGCTCTATAGCGACAAGTCCGTTTCTCGGGCGAAAACTCGCGAGTCGCTGAAGGCACTGCGGGACGAGATCGGCCTCTTGATCGAGACCCTGAAGTAGATTGCCATCTGAGGACAGAGCGCCGCACACCCACGGCGAACGCCCTGCGGAATCGCGATCCCTGTTCCACGGGGCTGGGATCCACCCGGGGAGCCTGGCGGCAGGCGCAGAGATGGGCTCATACCCCGCTCGGGGGTTCAATTCCCTCCGTCGGGCACCCGGGTTGATCTGATTGCCGATAGCCGAAAGCCGCGATGGGAAACCGTTGGAAGGAGACTCCCATCACCTCCCCCATGGCCGCGCCGACTGGGTCCGGTGAATGCCGGAGCTGTCCAGCCTGCAGGAGCGAGAAGAATTATTTCATCGGCGCGATCTGTGGGGACTGCTACGCGGTGGGGCGGGACATACCGGTGAAACGGGAGGAGGGGACGATGCCGACGGGGAAAATGGAGAAGCGGTCCTGCGCGAAGGGCTGCGGGAAGATGCTGGATCCGCGCGGGGCGCACAAGCACGAGGGAACGTGCCCCGGAGTGCAGGGGGGGGGCAGCGCTCGGAGCTTGCCGGCCAGACGCGGCGCGCAGAGCGCGAAGCGCAGGGCGCATGGCGACGGAAAGGATCAGGCGGCGGCGATGGTGGGTGCAGATCGAATTACCGTTGAGCTACAGGCCATGATGGGCGAGTGCCAGCGGGCGATCGAGCTGGTGGGGGTGGCGGCACGGCGGATTGAAGGGCGGCAGGGATAGCCTCCGGCCCAGAGTGGCCTCCGGCCCGGCGGGCGACAGGGGCAGCGATGTATCTCTGCGGGACGGTGGTCGCCAATCGAAAGATTAAAGGCCAGACTTCGATCGTGGTCGATTGCGCCAACATCGTAGTGGCCCTTGTGACCTCGCTCGACGTTGCCGGGGCGTTTCCGATTGGCCGGATGCTTTCGATCCAGATCGAGCCGATGCTGGGCGCACCCGTTGCAGGCAAGGCAGCGAAGAAACGACATCGAGGAATCCCACGAAGGGGTGGTGGAGTCTTGGAATCGCCCGCCTGACGCGGACATGGGTTAGCTTCGCAGGCTGATCGCCGACAGCGCTGGACTGCGAACGCCAGGGGCACCTGGGCCGAAAGGTGTCTTACGTCAGGAGATGCACCGTAGGGGCCGGGACGGAATTCCGACTGCCCCACATGATGGCAGATGCCCCGGAGGGGAACACAAACTCGGCGGCCTCCGGGGCCTTTTCCCCACCAGGTGGACGGGATGGGCAAGGCTAGCAAGATCGAGTGGTGTGACGCGACGTGGAATCCCTGGCAGGGCTGCCGGAAGGTGTCCACGGGCTGCGCGCACTGCTACATGTATCGAGAGAAGAGGATGTACGGCCAGGATCCCGCGACGATCGTCCGGTCGAAGCCGGCGACATTCAACGCGCCGCTGACCTGGAAAGAGCCGAAGCGCATCTTCGTCTGCTCCTGGTCGGACTTCTTCATTGAAGAGGCGGACCCCTGGCGGGCCGAGGCCTGGGAGATCATGCGGCGGACGCCCTGGCAGACATACCTGATCCCGAGCAAGCGCACGGAGCGCCATCGCGACTGCGTGCCCTGGGCCTTCCATCGGGAGCCGATGCTGCCGAACGTCTGGCTGGGGCTCAGCGTCTCCATCCAGGAGGATCTCGACAAGGCCGGAGGGTTTCGTGATCACATGGTCGGCGCAGCCGTCCATTTTCTCTCCATCGAACCGCTGCTCGGACCGTTCGCGAATCTTGACGACGAATTCCAGGAGGTCGATCTGGGCGACGAGGAGCACTCAGCTTGGATCCCCCCTGTGGACTGGGTCATCGTCGGCGGGGAGAGCGGCGGCTCGGCGGAGAGGTCGCTCGCGGAACACCGGATGTGTGGCCTGCCTAAGCATGGACATTGGTATCCCAAGGAAGAAGCCCTCGAATGGGTCCGCTCGATCCGCGACCAATGCGTGGCCGCCGAGGTGCCGTTCTTCATGAAGCAGTGGGGCGGGCCGCGTCCGAATTCGGGGGGCCGGCTGCTGGATGGGCGGACCTGGGACGAATTCCCGCAAAGCGCCGAGCGCATGGGCTCCGCCCCGGATGGGGTTCCGCCCCAGAGGGCGCAGAGGGAGGGGGCGCGATGAGCTGGGTGTATGACTGCCTGATCCGGGTGCCCGCGGACGACGTGAACTACAAGAGCGCGCTGGAGCAGGCCAACCTCGGCCAGCTCCGGCGGGCCCTGAAGGTCCTGAAGACCCAGCCATTCGGCAAGACACGATTGATCGCCGTCAGCCGCGAGCTGCTCCGGCGGCAGCGGATAAAGGAGAATTGGTGAGGCGCCGGGTGGAGCTGCCGTATGGGATTGAGGGATGGACGCCGACACCGAGGCGCTGGGTCCGGGCGGTGGGGGAGATCGCGTGGTGGGTCGGGTCGATCGCGCTGGGCGCCGGCCTGGCCTGGTTGCTCATGGTGTTGCACGCCACAGGCGTGACACCTTGAGCGCAAAGCGCAGAGCGCCAAGCGCATAGCGACGGAGGGGGGAATCATGGGCTGGGTGTGGTGGGCGATCGGTGGGGCGCTGGTCCTGGGGTTCAATTTGGGCGTACTGCTGATGGCAGCAGTATCTGCCGGGGCAAGCGCAGAGCGCATAGAGCAGAGCGCAAAACGTGGGAATAACGGGGAGGGACCAGGCCCGACCAACGCCAGCGCGTGGGAAGAGCGGGGATGGAGCCCCAAGGATCGCGAGCTGGGGATCGGCTCTTGAAATCTGCGTAATCTGCGTAATCTGCGGATAAGGTGAATCTGTGAGTCTTCGCGACGGGGATCCGATTGACTGCCCGTGTGGGGGGACGCTGGTGGTGATCTTCGGCGAGCCCATCCGGATCCGGATGGGGACGAATGAGCGGATCCCGATCGGCCACCGGTTCCACTACCGCTGCGACCGCTGCCGGCGGGAAGTCGATGTCAGGTGGTAGGAGCGGAACGTGTCTCTCGCTAAGGCGCAAAGGACGCAAAGCAACCCTGGGCCGGCATGACCAAAGCCGAAAGGGACCTGCGGATCGGCGAGGCGATTGAGTGGATGCGAGAGGATGGGGGGAAGTTTCTCGGCTGGGGCGAGGACAGGCTGGGGAAAGAGGACAAGGTGGCTAGCGCGCTCCTCGAGTCGTTGCTGCTCGCGTATCCAGCGATCCGGCTGATCCCGGCCCTGGCCGCCTGCCGGGCGCACTGGATCGCCCGGGGGCCGACGACGCGGAAGGTCTGGTGCGCCCGGATCCAGAACTGGGCGAAGCAGGGGGCGGAGTGGGATCCACTCATCTCTGGCGCAAAGCGCGAAGCGCCCGCAGAACGCCAAGCGCAAAGCGGTAAGCGCATAGAGTCAGACGCTACGCGCTCTGCGCCATGCGCTATGCCCAAGGCGCCATGCGCTCAGCCGACTCGCCCGGTGGGCGACCTGACGCCCGCGGGCGAGATCGCAAGGGGTGAGCTGGCGAAGATCCGGGAGAAGCTGGGTGGGTAAAGAGTACGGCTGGCGGTTCCGGCGGAAGGGCTATGTGTTCGGCGCGGCCAAGGGCGACCCGGCGAAGTTCTGGTCGCCGGAGGAGTATGTCCGGCTGATGAATGTCTCGCATGACCAGGGCGTCGAGCTGGCGCAGCGGGCGAGGTTGATCGCCGCCGCCAAGGACGGCGAGGCCGGCGCCCAGCAGGCCCTGGTCGGGCGCCTGCGGTGCCGGGTCTACACCTGGAACGAGATCGAGGCGGAGGAGCGGCGGCGGAACCGCCTGGCCACGGGCAAAGCGGGATGCGCATAGGGCATAGCGCATAGGGCATAGCGTTCGGATTCCGGCGCTCTGCTCTACGCGCTTAGCGCGAAAAGCGCCATGCGCTCTGCGCTGTGCGCGAACGGAGTGAGCCATGAAGATCGAGGGGACGGACGGGGTGGATCGGGCGCTGGCGCGGCTGGCCACGCTGGAGCGACGGCACCAGCGCGCGAAGGATTTCGAGGGCGGTCTGCTCGATAAGGTCAGGGCCCGCGTGGCGAAGGTGGTGAAGCCCATCAAGGCCGAGTTCAAACGTCTGAAGGGCCAGCTCGAACGGTGGACGTTCGGGCATCGGGACGAGCTCGACCAGAAAACCCTCCGGGGCATGCATGGGGCCGTGCGGCTGTACAAGACGCCGGACGCGATCGTCTCGGACCTGACAGACGACGAGATCGTCACCCTCCTCAAAAAGCACGGCCACAAGGACTGCGTGCGGACGAAGGAGGCGCCGGATCGCGTGGCGATGAAGGAGCTGACGGACGCACAGCTCAAGCAGGTCGGTTGTACTCGCGACAGCCAGGACGAGTTCCAGTGGCAACTCGCCGGCGAGACGGAGTGGCGATGAATTGCTATCGCAATTCATTATGAAATACACCGATGTCCTGATCGCGATGGCGGCGGCGGGGGCGATCCTGGCCCTCGGCATTCAGGTCGGGCGCGACATCGAGCGGTGGGACGGGGTGCGGGCAGAAGAGACTCCGCCGGCGAAGGTCCTGGACAAGTACGCCGCGTGGAACGGGATCTACGGCCGCCCTCGGGCCCCGCGAGAAGATCTGAGGCTGGCTGGGAGCAGAATATCGAATGTCGAATGATGAACTCCGAACTTCGGAGTTCGACATTCAGCGTTCGATATTCATGATTCGGTTATGGTGGAGTTAGAGCTCGACTGGACCCTCGATCCCGCGGAGACGCGGATTATGACCCTCCTGCAGGTGCGGCGGGGGCGCGAGCGGGCCATCCGGGTACCCGATCTGGCGTCCCTCTCCGGGATCCCGGCCCGCCAGATCCAGCAGGTGATCCACCGCCTGCGGGTCCAGCATGGCCAGCCGATCGCCTCGGCGGCCGGCAAGCCGGCGGGCTATTACATCCCGGAGACCTCGCAAGAGGTCGAGGAGTTCTACCACGAGCAGAAGTCCAAGGCCCTGGGGACCCTGGCGGCCGCGGCCGCGGTGAAGCGGACGAGCCTGCCGGCGCTGCTGGGGCAGCTTGCCTTGGAGACCGAGAAGCTGTTGGCCTGCCCTGTGGACCAGATATCGAGACCGGGTCCACAGGGGAGCGAGGCGGCGTGAATCCTTGTCGGTGGTGCATCGGGAACTGGCCCAGATACTGGGACCACGTATCTCGGCAGTGGTACCACAAGAGCCCGACGACATTCGATAGGAAATGCTTGAATCCGCCCCCCGACCCCCCGAGGGAGAAGGCAGCCTGATGTACTCCCAGGACGACAGCTATGCGCTCGATCGGCACGTCAGCGCCAGCATCCAGGGGCTGCTGCTGCGGCGATTCCGCTGGCCCCAGGCCTGGGCCACGATCCAGAACATGTGGCGGTGGGCGGTGCTGGATAGCCGGCTTCCGACGCCAAGCGCAGAGCGCATAGGGCATAGCGTCGGAATCCGGACGCCATGCGCAGAGCGCCATGCGCTTCGCGTCGAATATCTGCAGAGCGGGCGGTGTTTCATCGATCCCTGGTCGGCGAGCGCGATGGAGACCATGGAGAGGACCTGGCCGGAGTTGGCGGAGGCATTCCGATCGCCGCCGGCCCGCGAGGGCCCCTGGCCCGGAGGGAAGAGCCAATCGTAATGTTCCGCGACTGCCCGTTCTGTGGGGTGCAGCATCGGAGTCCCTACGTGGATGAGCTGGAAGAGATTGTGCTCGCGTGCCGGGCGGGGGCCGACCGTCAGAAGTTGGGATTGCTCGCGGACTATGAAGGCCATGATACGAGTCCGATCAAATGCGAGGCAGAAGAGGTGACGCGGGCCGCGGAGCAGGTGCGTTGTGATCCCCTCAGATAGCGACAATCGGATGAAGGCGAAGTTTGCGCTGCTGATCAAGGGCGGAACGATCACTCAGGAGAGGGCCTACGAGCTGGCGAGCCGGGCGGTGGGCCGGGCCCTGGTGCCCGGGTTCGGGCTCTCCACATGCGATCATGGCGAGCTGATCCGGGTGCTGGATGCGGTGACGGGCAAAGCGCAGAGCGCAGAGCGCAGAGCGCCGGATCCCTCCGGGCTGGAGAGCCCTCCCTCCGGGTCGGAGACCCCTCCGGGTCGGAGACCGGGCCGGAAGCCGGAACGCCATGCGCTTACCGCTATGCGCCATGCTCCCAACGTCGTTCGCATCGCCACCGTTGGGCAGCTTCAGCGCGCGAGCAGCCTGGAGCGGGAGCTGAAGATCGGGATGGACGAGGCCGCGGGGATCGCGCGCCGGGCGACCGGCGTGGCCCATCCCCGGACGGCGGGGCAGGTGGGGAGGTACACGGAGGCGCTGAAAGCGATCCGGCGCAGACGATTGAACCGCCCTCCGGGGCATAGCCCCATCCGGGGCGGATCCCAAGACGCCATGAGCGCCAAGGTCTGATGACCAGATACGAATCGGCGTTTCAGGGGTTCCTTCAGTTCAAGCGATACCGGCGGAGCTGGTCTTTTCCCGTCGAAGTCGAGCGGCTGATCATGGATGAGACGGTGGCATTGGGGAAAAGCACGCTTCACCTCTATGGCGGGCTCGCCCGTTTTGGAACGCGCATGGACATCGACCCCGCGACGTCCCCTGACATCATCGGCAATGCCCTATATCCGCCGTTCCGGTGTAAATCATGGGATGTGGTCATCGTGGACCCACCCTACACGGCACTCCCGGGATCAATGGTTTTCCAGATCATTGGGCCGGCGGCCTGCCTGGCGAGAGAGCGCGTCTGGTGGGTGCATAGCCATTGGTCGGTGACGTCCAGCCTTGGCCTCAGCCTGCGCCGATGGTGGCTGGGGTCCCCGTGCTCCAAGGGCAGCCTCGTGCGAGTCATCGCCGAGTACTCGGTGACCGGCCATCCCGGGTACTGCCACGCCGTGCCTGGGCGCCAGCGCCGGAAGCTCCGACCGGAATTCAAACGATACGATTGGACGAAATATGTGCCTACGCCCCCACGGCAGGGCCGCTGCGCGGTCCAGGGCCGGCTGCTGTAGCTGAAGGCTGACCGCTGATGGCTGACAGCTCGTTGGACTGCGATCTGCGGAAGCTGGCGCTGGAGGACCTGGCCATCGTTCGGCGGTGGGCGGAGGATCGGCTAATCAATGCGGTCACGTCGCTGGATATCCGGCTGCAGCTCCAACAGCCCGGGGTCCTGGCCTGCGATCTGACTTGCCAGGAGGCCAGGCGGACGGTGGAGCGGATCCTGGGGATCGTCGAGGAAGTGCGGAAGCTGGCAGCTGGCAGCTCGCAGCTGGCAGCAAGCGCGGAGCGCAAAGCGCATGGCGCAGAGCGCCGGAAAGTGGAGCAGAATAACCCGGATTTAATGCCCTTGCAAAACCCCGATGAGGAGGCTATATAGAGGCCATAGCGGAATGACATAACGGCCCCCAGCTGCCAGCTGCCTGCTGCCAGCTGAGATCCTAAAGATGCGGGGCCAGGTCGGAGGCGGGAACCGGATCCCGCCGATCCTGCAGGTCGGTCACTGCAGCGTCGGCGGGATTTTGTTTTTTGGCACTATGTCTAATCCCACACCGTTACGGCAGGTCGCGCGCCTGGAGGAGATTCACCAGCCGGGAGAGTGGTGCTTTGCCATAGGCAAGGGCGGCAAGAAAAAGGTGCTTCTCGGCTGTCCGTACTGCGGGAAGGTTATGGCCTGCCCCCATGAAGTTCTTTGTGAATCACCCCTGACGCTAGGCCGGAGCATCGTCGGTCCCGTATCAGGTGATCAAATAATCCACAAATGCGGGCACCACTTCTTCATCCATAGCGGATTCGTGGTCGAGACATGAAAGTCAAAGACCCCACGGTCAAGATCGATCACTTGCACCCGGCCATGGGCCTGGTCCTGGACGTGGCGGACGAGGCGGCCAGGGAATTCGGTCTGGACGAGGCGACGATCACGTCCGGCCAGGACGGGCGGCACATGGTGGGCAGCAAACACCACCAGGACCGCCTGGACCTGCGCGGCGAGGCCGTGGACATCGGGGTGCGCCCGATCCTGGAGGCGTTCCTGGGTCGGGTGAAGCAGCTCCTGGAGCACGCGCGGCAGCGCACCTACGACGTGATCCTCGAGGTGACGCCGACCTGGGTGACCTGCCCCAAGTGCGCGCACCAGTTCGCTATCCAGGGCACGCACGTCCACGCGGAGCACGATCCCAAGAGAGTGCCGAGAGCCGAGAATGAATCTGCGAAATCTGCCCTCCGGGGCAGAGCCCCCTCCGGGGCGGCGCCGTAATCTGCGGATAAAACAGTTCCCCCTGGCCTCCGGCCCTGGAGGGCCTCCGGCCCGGAGGGCGCACCTCCCCTGCGCCGTGGTGCTGGCCTTGATCGCGGTGGCGATCCCCCCCCTCCCCGCCGCGATCGGGGCCGGCGCCACCCCCCCTCCGGGCCAGAGGCCCATCCGGGCCGGCGGCCCACCCTGTCCCTCCCCTCCGGGCCATAGGCCCTTCCGGGCCGGCGGCCCCTCGAGGGAGGGGGTGCCGCGCGAGGCGTTTGAGGAGTCGCCGGGCTATGAGGGCTGGAAAATTACCGCGACCGACGTCGGGCGCGATGGGGAGACGGCGCGGATCCTCCTGCGCCACCCGGGGAATGATCGGGTGATTGCGGTGCTGCAGTACCGGCTCGTATCTTCGACCGTGACGGAGGAGCGCTAAGCGCGTGACGTATAGCGAGGGCTGGGATGGCCTTTATCGTATGGCTACCCCGCGGCCATGATCCGTGTCTGGCGCTGGGGCACTGGTGGATTTCGATCTGGGGCGTCTTGCTCTGCCCCGTGTGCTCGGCGGTGCTGATTCTGGGCCCGCCGTAAAGGAGAGACCATGAAGATCGTCCTCGCAATCGTTGCAAGCCTGCTGGCCTTGCTGGGTCTGGGGATCCTCGGAATTCGCAAGGCGGGCCGCTGGTATGCGGACAAACATCTCTCCCTGGCATGGATTCCTGCCAGCTGCCTGCTGCTAGCTGCCAGCTTCTTCTTTCCGGCTCTGGCCTGGGCGGCGGAGGGCGATTCCGCCAACCTCACCATCTGGGTCCAGATTGGGCTGGTCGTGACGGCGCTGGTGCCGTTCTTGACGGCCGGCCTCAAGAAGCTGTTCGGGAGCACGAAATGGAACGCGGTCCTGCCGCTCGTCGTGGGGATCGTCTCGACACTGGCGGGCGCGCTGGGGACGGGCCAGATCACCGGCTGGGGCGATATCGTGCCGATCCTGATGGTCGGTCTCTCCGGGGGCGGCCTGGGGTCCAGCGTCCGCGACGTGTGGGCCAAGACGCTGAACGCGCCGCCGGCCTGATCTCACGCAGCGACGCGGAGACGCAGAGGGCGACCACTGCGCTGCGGCTCTGCGTGAGGATGATCTGATGGCTTCGAGCTACGGTTGGGCGGCGGTCGTCCTTGGGATCCTGCTGATCCTGGGCGCCCTGCTCTATGCGCTGCGCGCTATGCGCAACCGGGCGGTGGATGCGGCGCGCACAGAGGCGGCGCTGATCGGGGCGGACCAGGTGGGGCGGGCCAGCGAGGCGGCCAGAAAGATCGAGGGAGCGGGTGCGAAACGTCGCGAGGGGATCGGCGCTGATCGGCCTGACTCTCCTCTTATTCGGGTGCGCGGGGATCGCGGCGCGGGCGACCAGACTCCCCCTGCCTGAGTGTCCGCCGGAGGCGGTCACACTGCAGGCGGGCTGGATGGCCACGGACGGCGGCCCGTATCGGATCCCGATGAAGAGTCGGCCCGGGGTCGAGCTGCTGATGTGGGGCATGCTGGCAGAGGATCGGGTGATCCTGGAGCGCTGGATCGTGGACTGGCAGACCTGCGCCAAGGCCCGCGGCGCCGTCATCGAGGAAGTGAACCGATGACCGAGTGGGGCGAGATCTTGAAGCACGCCTCGCTGTGGGGGCCCGGGCTGATCATCCTGGCGGGGATCTATGGTTTGGTCCGGCGGCCCCCGCGCTTCGTGGGGGAATTCATTGACTCCCAAAAGTCGCAGGCGGCGGCGATGACGAAGATGGCCGATGCCGTGGATCGCTCGACCCAGCGCGAGAACCTGCGGCTGGAGCAGATCCAGATCGGGGTACAGATGATTCTCGACCGGATCGATCGCATGGCATGCAGCGCGGGGGCAGCCGATGGAAAGTCCTGATCACGTCCGGGGTGCCATCCTCTACATCCTGAAACTTTACCTGGAGCGAGAGCGCATCCCGGACGAGGGCGACGGCTACATGCTCGCGGTCAATCTCCAGGCGCACCTGGCGCAGTATTACCGGATCCATCTCAGCGAGGGGCAGCTGACCGGATATCTCACCACGCTGAAGGATGCCGGCTACGCCCAGTATAAGGAGCAGAAGGTGGGCGTCCCCCCCCATGGCCATCTGGAGCTCACCTGGCGGATCACGGGGGATGGCATGCTGCTCTTGTCGGGAGAGCGCGATGACGCCATCGTCGCCGTTCCGCGATGGCTGAGGTCCTGAGCCGTGGGCAAGGGCCACTTCCGGGCCATGGACCTGAGCGAGGATGCGCAGGTCGTCGTCCACTCGGGGTTCCTGGCCAACCAGACGCTGGAAAAGATCGCCGCCGCGGTGCAGGAGGCGACGCGGGAGACCATCGGCATCTCAACCCTGGGCCGATACCGGGCCTGGTGGAAGAGCGAGAAGCGGGCCGGCCTGGAGCTGCGGGACTATATGAAAGAGCTGGTCGCGTCGCTCCAGTTATTCCCCGCCGACCAGGTGGCCGGGCTGGTGGACCAGAAGCTCGAGGCGTTAAGCCTCTTGATGCTCAGGCGCCTGGAGACCGACGACCCCAAGGCCGTCGTGGGCCTGGCGCAGCAGCAGCGCAAGCTCGGCCTGGCCGAGGACAAGCTGGCGCTGGATCGGGAGCGAAAGCGGCTCCAGGAACAGAAGCTTGATCTGGACGGCCAGCTCGTCGCGCTCGAAACGCGCAAGGTCGAGCTGCGAGAGCGGGCCACCCAGGCGGCCCAGCGCATCACGGAGAAGGTGAAGACGGCCATGAAAGAGCTGCCGCCGGACGTGGCGCGCATCATCGATGAAGAGGTCTATGGCCTTGTCAGCTGAGAACCGACAGGGACAGCGACAGCGACAGGGGAAGCCGATCATTCCGCTGACGGAGTACCAGAAGGCCTCCGTCCAGGACCTGGCCCGCTTCGTCTTCGACCTGTGGAGCCGCCAGTCCGGGAAATCCTTCGGCAGCGCCCTGGCCGGCGTCCGCGGCGCGGCCAAGCATCGGGAGCCGTGGGTGTGGCTGTCCAGCGGCGAGCGAGCCAGCAAGGAGCTGATCGAGAAAGGCGCGATGCACGCCCGGGCGATCGGGGTCGCGGCCAGCGTGCTGACCGAGGAGTACGCGGTCGAGGAGGGTCGATTCACCAGCCAGGTTCTCCAGCTTCCGGGCGCGCGGATCATCGGTCTCCCGGCCAATCCGGCGACGGCGCGGGGGCATTCGGCCAATGTGCTGCTGGACGAGTTCGCCACGCACAAGGATTCGCGGGCGATCTGGACCGCCCTCTTCCCTACGATCACCCGGGGCTTCCGGCTGCGCGTGACGACGACGCCCCTGGGCAAGCAGAACAAGGCCTATGAGCTCTGGACGGACTGGTCGCGGCGCCAGGCGGCGGGGGATGCGAACTACTCCTGCCGCAAGGTCACGATCTATGACGCCCTGGCCGGCGGTCTGGTGCTGAAGGATCACCAGGGAAACGTCTGCACGCCCGAGCAGCTCCGCGAGGCGCTGGGGGACGACGAGGCCTGGGCCCAGGAATACCTGTGCGAGTTCCTGGACGAGGCGACGGCCTGGCTGTCCTTCGACCTGATCGGCAGCATCGAGGTCGAGGACTTGGAGTTCGCGCCGCGCTGGGGGGCGATCCTCCTGGAGGAGGCGACGGACCAGCACCGCCGGTACCTGCAGACGAAACACGACCCCGGGCTGGACCCCGGGATCCTGGAGGACCTGCGGCCGATCGAGCCGATCTTCGGCGGGGTGGACATCGGGCGGAAGCGCGACCTCACCATCATCTGGCCCATGGTCCAGGTGGCGGCCGTCCTGCGGTCCCTGGCGGTCCTGGAGCTGGCCCGGCAGCCGTTCTGGGTCCAGCAGCGGGTCCTGTTCCATCTCCTGGCCCTGCCCGGGGTGCGCCGGTTCTGCATCGATGCCACAGGGATCGGGATGCAGCTCGCCGAATCCGCCCAGGAGCGGTTCGGGGAATGGAGGGTCGAGGCGATCACCTTCACGGCGCAAAACAAAGAGGTCCTGGCGGGTGCCATCAAGGCCCGGGCCGAGGACCGGACGCTGGCCATCCCGGCGTCCGCCATCCTGCGGAACAGCCTGCATAGCGTCAAGCGGATCCAGACCAGCACCGGCCATTTCCGGTTCGACGCCGAGAAAACCGAGCAGACCGGTCACGCCGACCACTTCTGGGCCGGCGCCCTGGCCTGCCAGGCGGCCTCCGGGTCGGGCTGGACCCTCCAGGGGGCCCAGGGGACCGGGGATCGGCGGGATACGGCCGATCTGACGGCCTACACCGGGCGGGGGCGGGCGGTTCCGGCGGGATTTCTCGGATAGCTGGCAGCTGGCAGCTGGCAGAAGACACGACGCGGCAGGAGGCGCTAGGTTCGATGATCGAAGCGAATGGCCATAGCCCTGCGGAAAACCCGGACGTCCGGGCTTTAAGCTGCCATTGCGGCGTCGAGGTGGCCAGCGGACGGCGCGGCCAGAACCGGCAGTGGTGCTCCGACGCCTGCCGGAAGCGGACCATGCGCCTGCGTGCGCACGATCGCCGCCGGCGCCGGGCAGCCAACCACCAGATGATCGACCTGGGCGCCATGAGCATTCAGCAGCGGCAGCAAGCCCTCCTGGAGGCGGCCCGGGCTGCGATGCGGACCGATCACCGCCTGGCCGGCTGGTCCTGATCGTGAATCTGCGAAATCTGCCCTCCGGGGCAGGTTCCACCCCGTTGGGGGTTCCACCCCGGAGGGAGCGCCCTCCGGGGTGGCGCCGTAATCTGCGGATAAAGAGAGTCCTATGATCCAATTCGCGGAGGCACCCGGAAAGCCGGTCCTGGACGAGCTGGCGACGGTCCGCAAGGACATCGACCTGTTCGCCGGCTGGCTCACGGCCCTGCCCAACCCGGACAAGATCCTGCGCGAGCAGCCGGCCCGGGGCATCCGGATCTACCAGGACATGCTGCGGGACGGCCACATCCGATCCGTGGTCCAGAGCCGGCGCCTGGCGGTCCTGAACAAAGATTGGGACATCCAGCCCGCGTCGGATGACCCGGCCGACCAGAAGGTCCGGGATTTCGTGGAGGAGGCGATCCTGGGGATCCGGGGATTCGAACGCTGCCGCCGAGACCTCCTGGACGGGGTCCTGAAAGGCTTTGCCGTGGGCGAGGTCATGTGGTCCGTGATCAGTGGTCGCGTGCTCCCCATGGAGATCCGCCGGCGCGGCCAGCACCGCTTTGTCTTCGACGCTGACGGGCGCCTCCGGCTGCTGACGCTCCAGAATATGATCGACGGCGAGGAACTTCCTGACCGGAAGTTCCTGCTCCTACAGTACGACGCGGACCCGGAGAATCCCTACGGCGTGGGGATCGGCCAGTCCATCTACTGGCCCTGGTGGTTCAAGAAGCATGGAATCAAGTTCTACGTGGTTCTTTTGGATCGCTTCGCCCAGCCGCTCCCGATTGGAAAGTATCCACCTGGCGCGGGTGAACCCATGCAGCAGAAGTTGCTGGACATTCTGAAGAGCATCCAGACCGATCAGGCGGTCATTATCCCCAACACACTGGAGATCTCGCTGCTCGAGGCTCAACGGACCTCGTCGGTGGCGGTCTATGATCCCTTCATCAACCTGATGAATGCGGAGATCTCCAAGGCAGTCCTGGGCCAGACCCTGACGACCCAGGAGGGCAAGACGGGCAGCTTGGCGCTCGGCCAGGTCCAAGAGAATGTCCGTCAAGATTTCGTGCAGGCCGACGCGGATGCGGAAGACGAAGTGATTCGCGACCAGCTCATCCGCTGGATCGTGGACTTCAACTTCGGGGCCGATGTCCCCGCGCCCTGGTTCCATACCAAGACGGTGAGCGAACCGGACATCATGGATCAATGGCGCCTCTCATTCCGCGATAGAAATCTCCAGAGCATGGGCCTCCCGATCCCTGCCAGGTACGCGAGAGATCTCTACGGGGTCCCCGACGTCGAGGGGGACGAAGAAGTCTTGGTGCCGGCTCCCAGCGGTCCGGGCCTTGGCGGAGGCACGGATGGCTTCCCGGTCGGTTTTGACGAGGCCGCCTTCGACCGGGCCTTCGCGCGAACCGACAAGGCGCTAAGCGCTAAGCGCAGAGCGCGTAGCGCCGGAGGGATCTGATCGCCATGCGCTCTGCGCCAAGCGCTCTGCAGTACGCCGAAGACATTGACCGGATCGCCGGCGAGACGGAGGCGCTGGTCCGGGCGACGCTGCGCCGGGGGATCGCGGCGACCGCGCGCCTGGCCGAGCAGATCCTGGATGTCGTGCGCGGCATGGTGATCCTGGAATCCGTGGGCCCGACGCTGGATGCGCTGGCGGCCGACCCGCCCAAGGATGCCACGCTGCTCTCTGCGCTCGTGGCCGGGATGGTGACCGGGGATCTCCTGGGCCGGGCCCAGGTCGTCCGCGAGGTCGAGGGGCAGGGGTTCGGATTTGCGAAGCCCGTGGAAACGGCCTTCGCAGAGCGCATAGAGCATGGCGCATGGCGCCGGACTCAGACGCTAGGCGCTCTGCGCTTTGCGCTTGGCGATGTCGAGCTGGAGCCGCTGGATCCCGTCGAGGCCATCGCCCTGTTCCGGGACAAGGTCCCCATGACCACCCAGGCCTTCGGCCAGCTCACCGAGGCCTATCGCGCCCGGGCGTTCACGATCGCCGGCCAGGAGACGGCGCGGGCCGTGGCCGTCGTCCAGGGCTGGCTGGACCAGGTCCTGGCGCGCGGCCTGACGATGCGCGACTTCCTCGCCGGCCTCGAGGAGGCGGCGGACGCCGGGGGAATCACCGCGGTCAACCCGTACCACGCGGAGACGGTCTTTAATACCAACATCCAGACCGCCTACAACGCCGGCCGGTGGGAGATGTATCACGCGCCCGAGGTGGCCGAGGCCTTCCCCTTCTTCCAGTACCACACCGTCGGGGATGACCGGGTCCGCCCGGCGCACGCCGCCATGGACGGCTTCATCGCCCGCCGCGACGATCCGGTCTGGGACGAGTGGTGGCCGCCGAACGGCTTCAACTGCCGCTGCACCGTGACGGCGATCAGCATCGAGGAGGCGGAGGCGAAGGGCATCCGCCCCAGCCGCCGCGCGGTCCCCCAGCCGGATCCGGGCTTTGCCGGAAATGCGGCGAAGGCGATACGGGAGGTCTAGCGGGCAGCAGGCAGGCTCCGCCCCGGAGGGGGCTCCGCCCCGGAGGGCGGGCAGCTAGCAGAAAACAAATATCAGAAGCTGCCAGCTGCAACCTGCCAGCTGCCAGCTGCGACCGGAGGGAGCCATGGGCAGACAGTACCGCGAGGCGAATCCCTACAAGTGGCTGGGCCAGCCGCTGACGGCGCAGGGCGTGGTCCCTGCCTCGGCCGGCTTCATCCCGACCACCCAGCCGCTGCTCTTCGCGGCCTGGCTCCAGAATCGCGGCGCGGGCGCCGTGGCCGTCGCCCTGGTCGCCCTGATCCCGGATAGCAAGTGGGAGGCCGGCCAGTGGGTGAATGCCACGACGACCTACACGGCCGATACCGACGATGCCCAGGACGTCGGCACGAATGACTTCGCCCTGGAGACCACGAGCGCCAATGATGGCCACGTCATCGGCTGCGACGAGAAATTCGGCGCCATCGGCTACGACATTTCCACGGCGAGCATCGGCGCCGGCCAGGTCCACGTGATCGAATACTGGAACGGCAGCGCCTGGACCGCGGTCGCGGCGACGGGGATGCTGGTGGATATCCCGCGCTCCGCGGGCGTGACCTGGACGATCAACGAGTTCCTGGTGCTCTTCGATCCCAAGAGCGACTGGGCCAAGGGCGGATCCGGCACGGGCGTCAACCCGAACCGCTACAACCTGCGGATCCGGGCGAGCACGGCCCCGACCACCGCCGGCCTGGCCAAGCGGATCTATATCGGCCAGGTCCTGGCGTCCCAAGATGCCCTGGGGGCCAATCTGGAATTCACGCGGAACTGGCAGCCGACGGGTCTGATCTTGCCGGAGTGGGTCGCGGCCATCGGCTCCGCCTTCGGCACCGCGGACGAGAGCAATACGCTGGAGCTGGTGCGCTCCTAGCGCAAAGCGCAAAGCGCTGAGCGCATAGCGCCGGATTCTGAGCGCTATGCCCTATGCGCTATGCGCCATGCGCAGAGCGACCAAAGGGAGCGATGATGCACGACTGGATCCAGATCTTTCGGATCGGGAATTACGAGGGGAAGCTGCCGATCGCCCCGGCGGATCTCGACGCCATGGTCCGGAACTATGATCCCACGCGGCACGAGGCGCCGCTGGTCCTGGGCCACCCGGACAGCGACAGTCCCGCCGTGGGCTGGGTCGAGGCCTTGCGCCGAATGGGCGACACGCTCTGGGCCAAGGTCCGCCAGGTCGCGCCCGAGCTGCGTCAGGCCGTCCGTGAAGGCCGGTTCAAGAAGATCTCCATGGCCATTTATCGGGCCTTGGAGGGCGTCTCCGGACCCTACCTGCGCCACGTGGGCTTCCTGGGCGCCGAGATCCCGGCGGTCAAGGGCATGACCCCGATCCGCTGGTCGGAAGGGCAATTTGAACAGCACGATCTGGATATGCCGATCGCCGAAGCCCTCGACCGCCAGGCCGCGGTGATGCGCGTGCTCGACGGCTGCTACCTGCTCATGGACCGGGTGCACGGGATCCTCAGCGACGATGCGATCGCCGACAAGAAGACGACCATCCTGGACCAGGTGGACTCCCTCCGATCCCTGGTCGAGGCCGAGATGTTTGTGGAAAATCCGAAATCCGAAATTCGAAATCCGAAATCGGAGGACCCCCCCCTCCCCGCCCCTCCCCCGCGGCGGGGGGAGGGAACGGGTGGGGGAGAACAGAGAGGAGGCAAGACAATGACGTTCTGGCAGAAGTTGCAGGCGCTCTTCGCCGAGGCGGGCTTCCAGCCCGGAGGGGCTTCCAGCCCGGAGGGCGTGAAGATCCCAGGCGAGGAGAGCCCAGAGTCGAAAGGCGAGGGCCGAGCGGCGACCTTCACCGAGGCCCAGGTCCTGGAGCGGGAAGCGGCCGCCGCCGCGCGCGCGCGCGCCGATGCCGAGCGCCATGCGCTAAGCGCTATGCGCTCTGCGGAAGTCAAGGCGAAGGTCACGGTGTTCGTCGAGGGGGGGATCAAGGCCGGGACGTTCCTGCCGGCCTGGAAGGAGCAAGGGATCCCGGCGGTCCTCGAGCAGCTCCTGCTCCAGGATCCGATGGAATTCGCCGAAGGGAAGAAACAGAACCCCGGAGAGATCCTGCTGGCCTTCTTCGGCGAGCTGCCCAAGGTGGTGACGCTCCAGGAGATCGCCGGGCGGAAGAAAGACGACCCGGCCCTGGGCGCCGGGTCCGCCGGCGAGAAGCTGGACGCCCTGGTCCGGAAGCACATGCAGGACCAGAAGGTGAACTACAACGTGGCCTTCGTGGAGATCCAGAAGGCCCACCCCGATCTGGCGCGGGAATACGCCGAAGAGGCGCGGCCCACGCGCTAGACGCTAAGCGCATAGAGCATAGCGCAGAGCGTCCGGCGCCATGCGCCATGCGCTTTGCGCTCTGCGCGAAAGGAGAGAGCGAATGACAACGGAGAACAGGGTCCTCGATGTGCCCTATCCGGCAGACGAGGACCTGAGCAACGACCAGTACCGAATCGTTGTCCTGGATGCCACCAGCGGCAAGGTACGCCGACCGAATGCGGCCACCGACATCCCATTTGGCGTGCTCCAGAACGCCCCGAATGCTGCGGATGTAGCCGCCGTCGTCCGGCCTATCGGCTGTGGCGGGATCAGCAAAGTGCAGCTCGGCGCGACGCTGGCGATCGGAGCGATCATCCAGATGGAGTATGTGTCCGCCAGCGACGCGGGCAAGGCCATCGCCGCCGTGGCGACCGGCTATCCCGTCGGGGTGCTTCTGGCGGGCGGAGCCGAGGATGAGCTCGGCAGCGCCCTGTTGACCCCACTCACGGTCAAAGCGTAACGGAACGCCTGGCGCAACGCACGTAGCGCATAGGGCGGAAAGGAGAAGAGAGCATGGCGCAGCCGAGTGTGAAAGAGCTGATCGTTGCGGGGCCGCTGAGCGAGGTGAGCGTGGCCTTCCGCAACGCCGAGTACGTCGGCGATCGGATCTTTCCGATCATCGACACCACCGATCCCAAGTCGAAGATCGCCCGATATGCCCGGGGAGCCTGGTTCCGGGACGAAGCGGGTGTTCGCGGTCCCGGCGCCCGCGCCCCGCGTGGGGGCTACCCAATCGATCTGGTGGACGTGGCGACAAAGGAATTCGCCTTCGCCAAGGAGGTCCCGGACGAGGATCGGCGATTCGCCGCCTCGCGAGGGGCGCCGCCGCTCCAGCCTGATCAGGACGCGATCGAGTTCGGCGCCAATGCCATCGACCTCAGCAAGGAACGCCGGATGTTCGCGCTGATCAATGCGACGAACTTTTCCGGCGCCGGTGCCGGCGGGGAAGACGCCGCCGGACTCTGGGCCCCCAACGACGCGACCAACACCTTCGTCGGGGATGTCGAGACCCGGATCGAGACGATTCGGAGCGCCATCGGCCGCCGGCCGAACGTCCTGGCGCTCTCGGGCAACACCTTCAGCGCGGTCCGGCAAGTCACGGCCGTGCAAAACCGGATCGCCTATGTGGAGCGGGCGATCATCACGCCCAATGTGCTGGCGGCGCTCTTCCAGATCGAGGAGGTCCTGGTGGCCGGCGCGATCTACAGCTCGGCCGTCGAGAAGAAGGACGGGACAGACTTCACCTCAGTGAATATCTGGGAGGCGAACGCCGGGAAGGGTTCGGCCTTCCTGTTCTACCGGCCGATGCGCCCTGGGCTCAAGGTGCCGAGCACCGGCTACCAGGTCCGCGTGACCTACGAGAACGGGCAGGTCCGGCGGACGAGCACCTGGCGCGAGCCGGCCGAGCATCAGGACGTATACGAGGTCGCCGAGGAGACGGACATCGTGGTCACTGGCACATTCGGCGGCTTCATGTGGAAGGATACGATTCTCACCTAGGCGCGTAGCGCATAGAGCATAGCGCAGAGCGCATAGCGTCGGACTCCGGCGCCATGCGCTTTGCGCCATGCGCCCTGCGAGGCCACCGTGGCCTACTGTGTGCAAGCGGACATCGAGAAGCTGCTGACGCCGGCGCAGCTCGTCCAGCTCACGGATGACAACCAGGACGGGCTGGCGGACGCCACGATCCTCACCGAGGCGATCGCCCAGGCGGACGCCGAGATCGACGGGTACCTGGGGAGCCGGTACCCCGTGCCGGTCTCCCCGGTCCCGGCGCTCCTGCGCCAGCTTTCGGTGGCGGTCAGCATCTGGCGCCTCTACGGGCGGCGCGGGATGAGCAACGAGCGCCGGCGCCAGGATTACGAGGACGCGGTCGCGAAGCTGAAGGCCCTTTCCACGGGCACCATGGTCCTGCCCGCCACCGGCGGCGGCGAGGTGGCCACGGACGCCAGCGATCAACCCGAGGCGTCGCGCTCCTCGGAGGACCGCACGTTCACGATCGGCCGTCCGAGCACGGGGGACGTGGGGAGCCTGGACGGGTTCTAGCAAAGCGCATAGTGCAGAGCGCGTAGCGTCCGGATTCGAACGCCATGCGCCCTCCGGGCCAGAGGCCCTCGCGGGCCGGCGGCCATGCGCTTAGCGCTTTGCGCAGAGCGGTTCAATGATCAGTCTGAAGATCACCCAGCGCAACATCGAGCAGGTGTCGAAGGAGCTGCGGGAGATCGTCCGCCGGGTCTCGGATCTGCGGCCCGTCCTGGCGGAGTTCGGTGTGCACATGGTGCGGAGCGTGGAGCAGACGTTTCAGGCGGGGGGGCGGCCGGCGCCCTGGCCGCCGTCGATTCGGGCGCTGCGCCAGGGCGGGAAGACGTTGATCAAGACGGCGCGGCTGAAGAACTCGATCGTGGCCAGCGTGACGGGGCCGCGGACGCTGCGGCTGGGGACCAACGTGGTCTATGCCGCCGTCCACCAGCTCGGCTTCGCGGGGAACATGACGGTGCCCGAGCACGTCCGGCGGGTGACGCGGGCCTTCGGCCGGCGCCTCAAGACGCCGACCTACGCCACCGTTCGGCAGCACCAGCGCCTGGTCCGGATTCCCGCGCGCCCGTTTCTCGTGGCGCAGGCGGAGGATTTAGAAATTCTCCGAGGGATGTTAGAGCGCCACATCGCGCCAAGCGCAGAGCGCTAAGCGCAGAGCGCCGGATCCCTCCGGGCTGGAGAGCCCTCCGGGCCGGAAGCCGGACGCTATGCGCCATGCGCCTTGCGCCATGCGAGTGAGACGTGAGCCAAAAGGCAGCCCTACTAAAAGCGGTACGAGACGAGTTGCATCTGAGGATCCCGGAGGTCGCGAACCGCGTCTGGGTCGTGGTCCAGGATGCCCAAGGGAATCAGCTCCTGCCCATGGAGGCGGAGGCGCCGTTCCTGACGGTCTCGGACGGGGGACTCACGATCACCTGGACGCCGGGGGCGACGGGCCTGGCGGTGTACGCGGTGAACGTGCGCGCCTACGTCCAGGACCTGCGCGACGTCGAGACGCCGGTGATCGGCCACGCCGCCGGCAATGCGCAGGGGGTGGCGGACCTGCAGGGCCTGATCACCGCCGCGCTGAATAATAATCTGCTGGCCTCGCGCATCACCGGGATCGAGAACGCCACCGCCCTGCGCGAGACGCAGGTCGACGTCGTCGCCGACGAATCCTGGTGGGCCGTAATCGGCGATGTGGCGGTCGAGTACCACATGACAGAGAGCTAGTCCGTACCCCGTTCGGTTGTTCCGGCAACCATCGAACAATCGACCGACCGAACCACCGAACGTTTGTAGGGAGGTTCCCATGCGCCGCATCCTGCTCGCCCTTGTCTTCGTTGCCTTGCAAGCCACTCTTGCCGTTGCCTCTCCGTTCCTCGCCTGGGACCCCGTGACGACGGGCGTGGACGGGGTGACCCTTGGCGTGGGCCAGGAAGTCACGAGCTATCGCGTCTATAAGTGCGGCACCTCAGCATCCGGCCCCTGTGCCGCGCCAGATCGCGTGCTCATTGGCACCGTGCAGGCCCCTACCGCCCAGTTTGACTTGGCCGGCCAACCGGTGCCGCAGGCGTTTGCTGTGACCGCCGTCAACATCGTCGGCGAATCGGAGGACAGCCTCAAATACAAGGTCACGCCACCAGACGTGCCGAAGAACCTGCGGCTGCCCTGACCGTCAATAGCAGGATCGCCTGCGGGATGAGACGTAGAGGCTTATGCTATATTATCTCTCACGCTATGTTGGC